AGCACTCGCACGGCGGCAAGGTGCCGGAGCACCTGAACCTGACCATCCGCAACTATGCCAGTGCACTGGAGGTGCGCGACACTTACCGCGAGAAGATTATCAAGGATGGTGCGGTGATATACGAGAATGGCAGCATGGGGCAGACAATCCGCAAGCAGCACCCCCTCTGCAATCTGCTCTACCAGCAGGAGGCCATCTGCCAGAAGTACGCACAGATGCTGGGCATGACGGCGGCAAAGGCGGCAGCCAAGCCCGAAGACCCTGCGGGCAATAACGCATCGAGCAAGATGGATGAATACTTAGAAGCGACAATGGAATGACTGAAGATTTAAGACCAAAGAAGGCGCAATGCCTACGCGACCTCACCGAGGCACTGCCCCGATATGCCGACCGACTGCGAGCCACAGACCCGCGACTGCTGGCCTACGTGGAAGACGCTATCAGCAACGAGGCGAGACACGCCAACATCTACGAGCTGCTGGGCATCCGCAAGGTGCTCCGACTGATGGACTCCTACGACCTGAACATGAAGCGGACGCAGAAGAGCATCCGAGCCATCGAGGGGCAGTGGAAGAACGGGCGACACCAGAAGGGCGGGCTGAAGTTCGACACGCCACGCGGCAACCAGTACGTGCGGCTCATGCCCTATCAGGTGTGGTGCCTGTTCGGTATCAACGGCTTTACTACCGAGGTGTGCATGGAGCGGCCCTACATCGAAGGCGACGCGCTGCTGCCATCGGAGTATGTCGTGGACGGCATAGTGTACGACCGCCGACGGCTGACTACCGAGGTTGACCTCTTCCAGACACGTAAGAGCGGCAAGACGGAGTTCGGCGGTGCCATCGACTTCACCGAGGTGTGCTTCCTCGGCCCTGCCAACGGCCAGGCACTCATCTGTGCCAACAGCCGCGAACAGGCGAAGATAGCCTACAAAGCCATCAAGGAGTTTGCCTCGCAGATAGACCCCACCTGCCTGAACCGCATGGGCGGCAAGTTCTTCCGACTGACAGCCGACGAGATGAATTGGCAGCCCGGTCACAAGATGAAGGGCGAAATCAAGGTCATGTCAGCCGGTGGTAAGAAGAAGGATGGACTCTACGGTTATATCATCCACGCCGACGAGCACGGCTCAGCCGACTACATCAACGGCAAGAGCGACATGCAACAGCTCGTGGAAGTGTGCTGGGGCTCCACTGGTCCGCGTCGTGAAAAACTGCTCATGCACACTACCACCGCCGGACTGGTGAAGGAAGGTCCCTACAAGGACATCCTACAGAACCACGTACAGCCGATGCTGCTCCAGGAACTCGACTACCCGCTGGGCGAGCCGCACCGCACACCCAACGACAGCCACTTCTCGTTTCTGCTTCAGCTCGACCCGTGGGAAGTAACCGAAGACCTCGACAAGCTGGATGACCCCGAACTGTTCCGCAAGGTGAACCGCTCCATCGGCATCACCGTGCAACCCACCTACTACCGCGAGCGACTCCACGAAGCCCGTGCCAGCGAGGACACCCGCAAGGAGGTGCTCACCAAGGACTTCAACATTTGGCAGGGAGCCACCATTCAGGAGTGGATCAAGGCCGAGCAAGTCAGACCGCTACAGAATGACCGACGCATCGACCAATGCACGAAGAAAGACGGCTGGGTGGTGTTTGTTGGACTTGATTTTAGTCAGGGCGACGACCTCCACACGGCAAGTTATCTGGCAGCGCGGAAGCACCCCAGCGGACGCGGCACGGAGTTCTTTGCCGACTGCGACGCATGGATCAAGGAGGACACGCTGGAGCAGTCGAGCATCAGTGCCCTGTATCAGCAGTGGATAAAAGACGGGTGGCTCCACGTCTCGCCCGGCAAGGTGTTCCAGCCCTCGCTCTTCATCAATCGGCTCGACGAGTTGTTCAAGCAGGGCGTACAGTTTGCCGCATGGGGATATGACAAGTACCAGTCGAAAGACCCCGTGAACGCACTGAAAGCATACCTTCAGAGCGTAATGAAGGTGCCGAACCCTGAACCATACGTGCAAGTGGTGAGCCAGCTCAACAGCGAGTTCAACGCTCCCACCGATGACCTCTATGCCGCGATGTTCGCTCCCGTGCCGTTTATCGGCTTCAGCAGCAGCCCCCTGTGGCCGTTCTGCTTCGGCAACTGCGCACTGGAGATTGACGGGCGCGACAACAAGCGACCCGTGAAGCGCACCCCAGGCAGCGACTCATGCAAGGTTGACCCCGTGCAAGCCCTCATCATGGCAATGGACTTATACACCCGATTTGAAGGGACAAGACAATAATTTTTCGACCACGAATTAAACGAATTATGAAAGCAAAAGAGTATCAGAAGCGGAAGGATGAGAACCTGGCGCAATGGGTGGAGCGCATTGCCGCCATGTGTCAGGGGCGAAGCATTCAGGATGTTCACACGATGATCAGCGAGGTAAGCAAGACTTCCTACATCGAGGGCATTCATGCTGAGCGAGAAGTGTCTGCCAAGTTTGGCGGTCGCATCAGATAAAATACAGCCACCGCCACGACCGCTATAATGCTACGGCAGTTCTACCCCTCGGCGTGGTCGGTGGCCTTTTATACTACGAATTAAACGAATTAAACGAATTGAAAGAATTTTACTAATTATGAAAACAATTAAGATTAACCCGAATCAAACGGGATGGACTCGCATTGACGGGAACACAAAGACCATCGTTGCATATTTCGACGACGGCCACAAGGAAACGATGTCGCTCATTGATTACATGACGGCAGCACGTAAACGTCAGCACGTCGTACAAATCGACTGCTATGCCGATGGCGAAGAAATCAAGGAGGACTGACGACTGAAAGAATTTACACGAATTAAACGAATTATGGCAAAGGATAAGCAGAAAGACAAAGAGCAGCTTGTCGACGAACTTATGGACTTGTATGAAGAAAGGCACGACGAAAATGGTTGGAACCACAACGATGCTTTTGACGTTGCCTGTTGGTTCCTCGGAGACATGATCATGAAGTTAGAAGCAGACCATCTTATACCACGGGAGGAACTTCAGCAGAGAATCAAGCAGAAACTCGACGGGTGGGTGGATGACATTTTCCAACAGATAGAGAAAAACGACCACGGAATAGTCAAAATCAAAATAAAAAAGTAACTATGGCAAAGACAAAAGAAAACCCTGTCGAGCAGATGAAGCTCGACATTGAGTTTGCCGACAACGGCATCATCCTGCGCAACCCCGACTGCATCGATGAAGTAACACTGGCCCTTACTCTTGAATCGGTAGACGGCGAAGGTAAAAAAAACGATTGGCACGCAAAAGAGTACATCGCCATCGGCAAGAAGATCTACGACTGGCTGACCGATGTGGCGGTGCCTGAACACGCTGACCACTGGATAACCACCGGCGCACGACTGAGTATCAAGGCAGAACTGGAAGGGAGGGCATCATGAGCAAGCGACGTGTTTACCTGAGTGGGCCGATGACGGGATGCGCTCGTGCTGACTATGTGCGACGGTTCAGCGAGGCAGAAGCCATCCTTCGGAAGCACGGCTACGGGTGCATCAACCCCTGTCGCGTGTGGCCGTGCCGCTTCCCCTGGCTCTACCGACTGATGAACGCCCTGCTGGGCAAGCGGCTCACGTATGCCGTCATCCTCGCCTACGACCTTATCCTGCTGATGACCCGTGCGGACGGCATCGTCATGCTCCCCGGCTGGCAAGCGTCACGCGGTGCGCAGATTGAGAACCACGTCTCCATGCACTTCTGGATGTACGGCATCAGCAGGGAGGTGAGAGAGGAAATCGAGGCTATAAAGTGAACACGAATTACCACGAATTTATCACG